TGATTCGCGATGCCAAGCCGCCGCCGGGAATTGAATTTCCGGAGACCTGGTGCATTGGCTATATGCGTGAATGGGCCTCGTCCACGATCACCCTTCTCGATGAAATGGAGAGGAACGAAAATGCCTGACGTGACCAAGGCCACGATAAGCGCGACACAGGCACCGGCGCTGTGGAACGCTAGCCCGTATTTTACACGATGGCTATTGTGGAACCACTTCGCTCGCGACATGCCGATCGATGAGGCGCCGAATCCGCGCATGACATGGGGGCTGAAAATGCAGCCGCTCATCCTGGCGCAGGCCGCCGAGGAACTGCGCCTAGAGGTGATCCCGAACCCAGACGTCTATTTTCGGCGCGGCCTCCTAGGTGCCACACGAGACGCCACGATCATCTGCCCGGACCGCGGGCCTGGCGCGCTGGAAACGAAGTGTTGCTTTGATTACGGTGTCTGGATGCGCGACTGGGATGGCGGCAAGACTGTGCCGCGCCATCACGAGATTCAGCTGCAAACCCAGATGTTTGTAGGCAACGAGGCCGGGAGCTTCGAGTGGGGCGTGATCTGCGCTTGGGTCGGCGCCGAACAGTTTTATTTCGAAAGGCGGCCGATCGAGGAATTGTGGCTAAAACTTCAATCGGATGCGGATAAATTCTTCGCCTCGGTGGCGGCCAAAGAAGAGCCAGACCCGTTCGGCGCGCCCATCGAGATTCCTTTTCTAACTGCTCTTTTCCCGACTGATCGCGGCACCACGCTTGATCTCAGCCAGGATTACGAGCACATCAAAACGAGTGACATGGTCTCGATGTACCAGCACCACAAAGCGCGGGAATCGGAAGGCAAGAAGGGGGCCGAGCCTATACGTGCTCAGCTCTTGGCCCTCGCTCGCAATTACGAGACGGTGCTTCTGCCGCAGGGCGTCAAGGTCAAAATTGGCGGCAATGAGAAATCAAAGCGAATTTCTGTGTATGTGCCGGACCACCCTTCCCCGCCGCCGGTCGCGCCAGTTACGGAGATGCTAGATGCAGGATAATTCACTGGTCGTCTTCGAACGCCAGCTCGCCCCGCTCGCCCCGCGCTTCGCAGAGGTGCTCGGGAATACGATGCCGGTCGCTCGCCTGATGCGCACCCTCAAGATATCGGTGGAGCGGTTGCCAAAGCTGCTTGAATGCGATAGGCAAAGCCTGTTCAATGCGGCTATGAGCGCGGCCTGTCTTGGTCTTGAGGTCGACGGCATAACAGGGCAGGCCTATGTTCTGCCCTTCAAAAACAAAGCCCAACTCGTCATAGGCTATAAGGGCTATGTAACTATGGCGGCGCGCAGCGGGATCACCATCACAGGCTCTGTGGTGCGTGATGGTGATGAATTCGACTACGAACTCGGATCGAGTGCCTTCGTCAGGCATAAACCTGTGCTAGGAAATCGTGGGCGCATAATCGCTAGTTGGGCCGTCGGCACGGCAATCGGACGTCCTGCCATTGTCAACGTGCTCGGCATCGACGATCTTATCGCCATCAAGGCCAGGTCTCCCGGCGCACAACGATCTGATTCACCGTGGAACGATCCTGCAATAGGGTTCCCCGCGATGTGCGAAAAATCTGGGAAGCGTCGGCTTTCCCGGTCGCTTCCACTAAACGTGATGACGTTGGGGGCGCGCATGGACGAGGCCCACGAGGAACAGGGCAAGCACGCGTGGATCAGCCCTGACAAGGTCGTCATCATCGACGGCGAGGCAGGAGAGGTGTTTCCACCTCAAAACAAAGAGACGCCGACGTCTTCGCAGCTGATTGGCGATGATGATGAGATCATGCGCCTGCGCGATGGTCTCGAAGAGGCCGCGGCGAACGGACAGGAATCGCTGCGCAGCGCGTGGGAGAAAATTCCGAAGATGCTCAAGCAAAAACTTGAGGTTACAAAGGATCGGCTCAAGCCGATTGCGGACAAGGCGGACCAGGGAGGTTGAGTGATGGTTGACGAAACAGAGTCAAAAGACGCAGAGATCGCCAGACTGAATGAATTGTTGCGCGGCACCGGAGCCAATCGATATTGGGAGGGACGATGGCGTGACGACCAGAAAGTCATATCGAGTCTGCGCGACGAACTCTCACAAGAACGAGAATCTCATTCAATAACTAGAGGATTGCGTCGCGGTGCCGTAGACATATCCGACGCTCTGCGCGACGAAAAGGATCGCATCGAGGCTGAACTTGATAAACTGCGAACAAAAGTGGAGCGCGCTGAGGCTCGTCAGGCGATTGATGCCGAAGTAATCGATCACCTCCGCACCGAGCTGGACGCAGCCCAAGTTAACTGGCAGGACGTGCAGAAATTGAAAGCCGAACTTAAAGAGGCCATGAGTGATGCTAAAAAGGAGTCCAACCCCCACCCAACTTTCCGCGCTTAATGCGCTTGCCGCGGCGCCTTTAGTTCGCACGAGCGCCGGCTGGCACCACGACGGCGACGCCTCGCATGCCTATCAGACGCAGACAATCATCTCGCTCGAAAATGATCGCTGTCTAAAAATCTCGCTGCAGGCCAATCGCCCTTATCACTTCATCGCCAGGATCACCGGGCCAGGCCTCTGGGTTGTCGGCTATGCTAAGAAAAAACAGGATGGTAACAATGAGGAGAACAGCTGATCTCGACGGTCCCGATTTCTACCCGACGCCACGGTGGGCGACATTCGCCCTCATCGTGAGCGAACGGTTCGAAGGTGAAATTTGGGAATGCGCGTGCGGCGACGGGGCTATGTCCGAGGTCCTCAAAGAGACAGGATGCTCGGTCTTTAGCTCCGATCTCTACCAGCTCGGCTACGCTGCTTTAGGAGACGGCGTTGATTTTCTTCATACACCGGTAGTTGCCGACAACATCGTGACAAATCCGCCTTACAACTGCGCCGAGGGATTTGTTGCAAAGGGAGTGAAGCACGCCCGTAAGAAGCTTGCGCTGCTTCTGCGTTTGGCTTTCCTTGAGGGGGCGAACCGGGCGAACACGATCTTTGCGAGAACACCCCGTCCCGTGTTTGGGTATTCAGCGAACGCCTTACCTTCTACCCCAAGGGTGTCGATCCAAAAGGTAGCGGCACAACGGCATACGCTTGGTTCGTCTGGGACAAAGACGCGCCCGGAATCACCGAACTAAAATGGCTTAGGCCTGGGTTCAAGGCGAGGTTCTCGTGAAAGAAGGGTCCGCCGATGCGGGAAATGGTAACGGAAACTTTGGCGGAAGGAGTCACCATACATATGGGGGATGCACGGGAGATTATGTCTAGTCTCCCAGCGCGCGCCGCCATGGTGATGACCAGCCCGCCCTATGGGCAGAAACGCGACTATGGCCAGAAGATTGGCGACTGGCGCTCGCTCGTTTCTGGCGCGCTGGCAGGGATTCAAGACCGCGGCGATACCCAAGTTTTGGTCAATCTCGGGCTTATCCATCGCGACGGAGAGGTTGTCCCCTATTGGGAGCCGTTCATTGCCGATATGCGCGCAGCTGGGTGGCGTTTCTTCGGCTGGTACGTCTGGGACCAAGGGCCTGGGCTTCCAGGCGATTGGGTGGGGCGTCTCGCGCCAGCTCATGAATTTGTCTTCCACTTCAACCGGGCCAGCAGGAAGCCAAACAAAATCGTCCCGTGTACGCATGCCGGCCGATCGCGAGGCGGATCGTCGGGGCTGCGCAAAGTTGATGGGACGCCAGGCCGATGGTCGCATACCGATTTGAAAACTCAAGAATTCCGTATGGGCGATAGCGTGATCCGCGTGATGCGGGAGCGGTCCAAGACCGGTGGCGGGATTGGACCGGGGCATCCAGCCGTCTTTCCGATAGCCCTCCCTCGCGATCTGATCGCCTCCTATACGGACCCTGGCGAAATGGTAGTCGATCCATTTATGGGAAGCGGGACGACTGGCGTTGCCGCAGTCAAGACTGGCAGGCGGTTTACTGGCATCGAAATCGAGCCTGCCTACTTTGATATAGCCCGCCAACGGATTAGCGCCGCTTTGGCTGCGCCTGACATGTTCATCGAAAGACCGCGCGCTCCGCGCGCGGATGCGGCGGATGCGGCGGAACTGCCGCTCAACGAGCCTGATAAGCATGAAACAAAAATGGCCCGGGAGGCTTGATGCCGGCCGGGCCGAGTTACCGGGAGGAGAACATCACCAGAGGTGATCTTCTAACCTTCTAACACTCTATTTTAAAAAATGCAATACCGTAGGTGCGATAATCGCACCGATTCCAATCATGATGATGACCAGCCTGTTTGTCGCGTCGCCTTGTTGAACTTGACCGGCTCGCGACCCGCTGTCCACATCTCGCGTCGTGCTGGTGGAGCGGCTCAGGGTAGTGAGGCTATTGTTGATGGCCTCGATGCTGCGGTTGAGCTGCTCGATCGCCTGTGTCACCACCGGGTCACGCACCGCTGTCTGACCTCCGGTGACGTACTGGTTTTTCTCGACGACTGCCAGTCTCTCGGTGACTGCGGCGAGAGCCGTAGCTAGCAGGTTGGAGTTTTTTTCAGTCTGCTGTGCCAGAATCTGCGCAATCTGCTTGCCGAAATCAGACTCTGATGCATGCATCTGGATTTGATGCTGGCTCTTGAGATTCTCAATTCGATTGTCGTAGGTCTCGCGCTGGCTGCTCAGACGAATGTCGAACGAGTTGCGCTGCTCGTTTAGCTCTGTGACCCGCTTGTCAAGCGCCCATCGAAGGTCGTCTTGGCGTTGCAAGTGAGCGTTGGTGAGGTCATTTATGCGGGTTACCGCGGCAAACAGAGCATCTAGGACGTTTTTGCTGGGGTCGAATGCCTGCCCGCTGAATGGGTCAACTGGATAGTACTTATGGCCACTAGATGACGGTGTCGGAAATGCCTCATCAGGCTTAGGCTTTGGAGGATGCCCGTATACCTCATCCACGTCAGCCCCATTTTCACCGGCCATTCGCGACCTTCCTGCTGATGAATTCCGAGCCCCTGGGGGGCTCGGTGGTACACGCGCTTATTTGCGCCCGCCGCGACCTGGAGGGGCATTTCCGCGTTGTGGTGCTGGCGCAGGCTTTACCGGCGGCCGGGGCGGCTCAGGGCGCGGTGGATTATTACGGCCGACCTGCGACGAGCTGGCGAGAGCAGCGGCGACCGCAGTTTCGTAGGCCGCGATATCGGTGCTCAGCGCCCTGAAATCAGCCTCCACCGTGCCGCGTATGTTCTGATTTTGGATCATGGCGATCGACTTTCCAAGCGCCGTAAGGGCAGTGTCGAGCGCGGCGTGGCTGGGTCCAGGCGGCGGGGGAGGCGGCGGCGGTGGCTGACCGGTGCCGGACGTCCCGAACATGGTCGCGACGGTTGCGCCGAGTGGTGACCCCATGCCCGTACACGGGTCTGGCCCGCGGCCGGCATTGTATGCCCCGTTGGTGCCGGACACGATGTCGGTGAATGCGGCCGGAGTGAGGTAGAAGTTCGATACGGGCTGATAATTCTTGCCAAGCTTGACGCCGCATGCGGCTGCCAGGCCGGCCCATAGCGGAGCCGCCGCGCTTGTGCCGCCGACGACCATTGCCGATCCCTGGCAATAGATGTTGATCCCAGTGTTCGGGTCGGCGCAACTTGCCACATCCGGCACCATGCGTCCGAGGCCAGTCGGCGCGGGCGGAATTCCTACTTGCCATGACTGCGGCTGGAACACGCTGCTATAGCCGCCTCCGGTCGCGTCGTTAGTCGAGTTGTCGTCCCAGACGACCTCCGTCGTGGCCGTAAGCGTGGTGCCACCGCAGCCGATTACAGCCGGACACGACGCCGGGCAGTCAACGGACGTCTTCCTCGTCCCGTCGTCGGCCCCCTGATCTCCGCTCGCCGCGAACGAGATCATTCCGGCCTGTAATCCGGCAAGAGCGGCCGCCTGCATGTCGGCGCACGAGCCTGCGCCTGTGCCGGCATTCCATGCCGCTTCGTCGGCGCCCCACGACATGGAGAAAACGGAACACCCGGCGGCCGCAGCTGCCCGTAGCCCGGTCGCCATGTCTTGCACCCAAAACACCTTTATCGTGGCCGGCTGCCCGGTCATGTAGTAATAGACGGCAGCGGCCACCTCGATGTCGAGCGCGACCTCCACGCTGGCATCGCCGCCGGCCACCGCACCCAAGTTAGTCGTGCCGTCAACCGACACATCGGAGATGTTAGGCACGGGCTGTCCGATCAGATCGAAAAATGCCGCCATGTCTGACGCATCCCAGCCCCCGCCGAGTTCGATGATGCCGATCACGCCACCGCCGGGGAGGCCGGTCGGCAACTTGTATCGTGCGCATAGCCCAGGGACGGTCCACGGGGTCGGCGCTACGCGCGGGCGAATGCCCAAACCCTTCAGATACGAATGTATTTTTTGATTTCTCGCAGGTGCTACCATTTTGTCCTCTCGTGTTGATCAACCAAAGGCGTGCGCTCCTATGTGGGGCGCGACCGCTGGGTTGACGGGGTGACCGAACAAGTCGGTTGATCCGATGTCAAGCCCGTAGACAGCCGCAACATTGATTCCGGCCCCGCGATACGGCGATCCGGCCTGCAGCACGTAGTCGGTCTGGACAAGCGATCCAGCGGAGCCCATGAATAGTGGGTTGTCAGTGCGCGCGTTCGCCGCGACGAAAGCAGGAATGGTTTGCGACACCTGCCCCGCCACGCTGAATCCTGCACCTGCACCGTACCAGCCATTGTTTGTGGCGACGAAACCGGCGCCGGGCAGCTGATCGGCCAGCAGCGCGTACCAGGGATACCCGGTAACGGAGATGTTGTTCGCGTAGATGCCGGCGCCGTTTTGCATCTGCCAGAAGACGACGTTTTTGTTCGAGCCTTCCGGAATGTTTGCGTCTTCGGTCTGAATAAACGTGTTGTTGTACCACTGATGCACGCCGGAGTTACCATTACCCTGCACAATGGCTGCGCCGGGCTGGCCCTGGCCGCAGTTGACAGACAGGATATAGCGCACGATCGATGGCCCCCATTGTCCCGGCCCACCGTTGGCGTAATCCTCGATCCCGCCATAGCAGTTATAGACGAGGCCGCGCTCCGCGAGCGTGTATTGTGCGCCGTCGTCGCCCACGTCGAGCGGTGTGAAATCGGAGCCGCCCTGGAACGTCGCCGGGTTCGGTCTGATGTTGTAGATCACGAAATCATGGATGTACACGCCGCCACCGGCCCCGACCTCGCCACCAGACGGTCCGCCGCCGCCGGAACTGGTCATGTTCCAACCGCAATCGTGAATAGTGAAGTTGCAGATTTCCAGTGAAGCGTTGTTCGGCACGCCGTTGGTATAAGTGAACGGGACCGCGGTACCGTTCGGTCCATTCCAGCTTAGATTGGTATGCCAACCGAATCCGGTCTGCGTCGGATTACGCGGATCGCCGCCGATGTTCTGGATAGTGAAGCCGCTGACCTTACCGCTTGCTCCGTTGAATGTGATGCCATTCTGATCGAGGTCTGCAGGGGTTTCCCCTCCGATAATGGCCCCGGTCAGGTTTGCGTTCGCACAAGCTACGTTGACATCTCGGCCGAAGTCGTTTGTTGAGCCAAGATTGTAGAAGCCTCCAACTCGTCCGTGGAATGCAGGTGCGAGGCCCGTTGTGCTGACCATGTCGACACCATTCCATGTGTTGCCGCCATCGCCCCATACCTTGATCCCGGCGCCCACTGTTCCACCATCCACGACCATACAGCCGCCGATGCCGTTATTGTTGGACAGGATAGTCGCTTGCCCCGTCCCAAAGCTGTCCCATGTCGTCCCGGGACCGACATAGACGCCGTACCCGGAGGGACACTGGAAAGTCTCGCCTCCCCAGAAGTACACCTTGGAGCCAAGAGGAGCGCCCTCGGCGGCACTGACAGTCAGCCACGGCTTGGTGTAGCCGTCGTTAGTGTCGGCGCCGTCCGATCTCACGAAATAGGTACCGACCACCGGCGGGGGAAGCGCGGGCAGCACGTTTGCCATGAGAGCGCCAATAATGTTGGCGATGATCTGATGTCCGGCATTTGTCGGATGCACCGAATATGTCTGTTCATAGTAAGTCGGATTCAGGTTGTCGCCGGCCTGCCCGATGTTCGGATCGAGGTCCAGCCGCGCGCACTGGTAGCCGTACGTTGCCGCACCGGCGACCAGAAGGGCATTGTACGCGGTGCGGAACGGCTCCAGATTGGTCCGCGGGAGCATCGTCGGGATGATTAGCCGGTTGGCCGGAAAGCCGGTCGCCAGAACGCCTTCGATCCAGGTCTGCGCCGATGCCCATGCGACAGCGGCCGTGTCGCCGTACTCCCCATCGTTCGTGCCTGCAAAGCCGATGAGCCAAGGATAATTCGGGCCGGCGATCAGCGGATATACGTCTGCCGCAGCCGTCGATATCAGGCTGGGAGCACTCCGCACCCCACTCGGATTCCACGCCCAGCCAATCAACGGGACGCCTAGATTGGCCGTAGCGCCGAACACGGTGGCAAGATCGTTTGGATAGGGCAGCGTCGCCATCACCCCGGATGTGATGCTGTCTCCGACGGCAACCACATTGTAGGCCGGCGGCGGCGGCGGGCTCGCGCCCGCTGTGAGGGCAAGGACAGTGCCCCCCGCCATCCAATCAAGCGCGACGGTCATTATGGGACCACCAGAGTCGCAGTGACCGGGGATGGCTCGACCGTTGGCGTAGCCGTCGCAACCCACTGAGACCCTCCACCGGAGGAATACCATTGACCGGCGTTAAGGTAGACCACTCCACCAGAAAGAACCATCTGACTCCCGATCCCGACATATTGTGCATCGGGGAAAGCGGCCCCATTCCGTAGGGTTGGAGCAGCTCCGTTTGTTGGGCTTCCGAACGTCCAGACGGCGCCGACATCGTCCGTCAGACTCGTAATCGGCGGCGGTGTGATGACGGCCGTGACATATGCCTGCTGTGCTGCCACAAATGCCGCAAAGTTAGGGTCCGCCTGTAGGGTCGGAATGTAGGCCTGAAACGCCGCGAGAAAGGCTGCGTCCTGTGCCGGTGTAGAATAGCTCGTCATTTCTCTGTCCTCCTGTCGCCGACGGCGGCGACGTTAAAATTGGCGGCCACTACCGAACCGGACGAATGAACGGCCGCCCACCCGGCAACGGCGATGTTGTTAGCGTAGATGCCCGCGCCGTTTTGCATCTGCCAGAAGACGACGTTTTTGTTCGAGCCTTCCGGAATGGCCTCTGAGCTTGTCGCCCCAGTCGACGAACGGGTGAGGGACGACCACGCCGACGGGTATCACACCAGGAAATGGCGCGCTTTGGATAGGTGGGGGCGCGATGGTACCGGCTGCGGCAGTAAGTGCGGACTCAAGCGATGCAATAGCCGAGTTGAACGTATCCACGTTGAACGGAACAGCGGTGGCCGCTGCAAGGATTGCTTCCAACGCCGCAACCACGCCAGGGATGCTGGACACGCCTTCTTCCTTCACCAATGCGGTGATTACGGCCGGTGCTGCGGTCGGGTTTTCCCTGATCGTCGCAACCGAACTCGTAACGGCGAGGATGGCCGGACCGAGGGTCGGGTGTGTGACCATGTTGAGCCACTGGCCTCCGACCTCGACGTTGCGGAACACGCCACCAAGAGCGTCGATGAAACCGTTCATTTTGCTATCCTTTTACGGGTTGACCGTGGCAGTGAGGTTGGAGATCGCCGGGACGACCAACGGAACCGCCGGAATGGTGACCGTTGCGGCGTTTGACATCGCGCCGCAAGTCTGCGGAACTAGATTGTCGCAAGCAGATACGGCGAACGTGTGAGGCCCCGGCAGCAACGGAGGTGTGGTTAACGTAGTAGCCGGTCCGGATTGTGAGGTTTCGGTGGTGTCGTAAAATACGCTGACTTGACCGATCGTTAGAGCTTGACCGCTCGCATAGGCCGACGGATTCGTCCAATTGAGCGTCACACTGTTGGATGGCGGAGATTGCGCTAGGGCAGGAATTACCGCCGCAGCAATCAAGATCGATGCGAGCATGTACTTTCTCATTGCGGTAGTCCTCTCCTCTTGCCTAGATAAACCTGCCTGCGTCTAAGCTTTTTTGCTGATTTTATGTTGTTGTTCCATCGTGTTTTGCATTGGCTGCAGCAAAACTCGGCAGCTGATTGCCGTCTCTCGATCTGTTTGCCACAATGTTTGCACGCTGTCATCGATTACGCCGCCCTTCGTCGCACGTGGGCCGCCTGAACGTGCATGGGATCGATCGATGCTGCGCTCCAATCGAGCCCACATTCCCACCCCTCAGCTTTGAAGGCAACGATGATCAGGCTGCTGTCTGTAAACAGATGCTTTTGCGAATGCTGCTGGTTCTCATCGGCGGCAAAATCTATAGCCCTGCCAAAAGCATGCATGCTTTTTTCAGAGCCGCCGCGGATGGGGCGATTGGCGTACGATCCCGAATAGCGGTTGTAATGCAGGGCATTGATCTTTCCCTCGTCCTGGCCGCACTCTTCCCAGATATACTTGAGGACGCGCGTCAGGCTAGGTGCACACAGGCGGTTGATTTGGATGCTATCCAATTTCGTTCCGTCCATGTCAAGTGCCCATGGACATGGCACGTTGACGAGATGCTCGGCACTCCATCGCGGACTGTCCGGATCGCCGTCGATCGATGGCACCTCGCTCTGCAATGGCCAGTTTTGGTCGACAAGAATAACCGATGATTTTTGACCGGGAACGATGATTCCGGGCTGCGGCGGAACGATAATTCCCGGCGGCGCCGGTGGCCTCGGTGGCGGAATGCGATGCCCGCCGAACATACGATTCAGGGCGTCGGTCAATGTGTCTCCGGGGACGATCCGGAATAGATCATTGATCGCCTGCGCGAGTGACGGCGCAGGATCGGTGCCTGGGATCGGTGTGGGGATCGGGCCTGGGACCGCCGGAGACGTCGGACTCGGTGGAGCGGTCACCAGCTCGCCCGGCAGCGGAATCGTGACCTCGACCTCGTCGTCGGTGGTGATGCCGAGGTCTGCCATCAGCTTCCGCGATAGATCGGCGACGCGATGGGTGTCCTCGTTGGGCCCCCAGTCCATCGGCCGCACATCGGCGAATGTCCTGCCGTTATTCGCCGCGACGACCACGCGCGAGCGCTGCAGGAACGCCTTCGGGGTCTGCTCGTAATTCCAGCGGCAGGCGATAAAATGAGCCGTATCGGTCGCGAGCGCGCGGGCAAGGCCCGTCGTGCCATCCGGCTGGGTCGGTAAAAACAACCCCTTGAACAGCCCTTTGCCGAAGTCGGTGCGATCGACCAGGGCGAGGCCCTCGTCGATTTTCACACCGTGGTCGTCCGGCCCCCCGAACCAAGAGGCTTTGCCGCGCTCGACGATCGGCACGTTACGCCTGGGCGGCGACGGCAGGGGCTGCCGCGGCCTTGTGGGTCGCTACCGCAGCCTCAAGGTCGGCGACCACCTTTTCCACGCTGGTGACAAGAGGCGAAATCTGACTGGGCGGGACGGCCACGCTCAGAAGGCTAGTCGCCTCTGCTGCGGTCTCCACGAGTTTTTCGACGAGCGCGATGAATGCTGCGATGTTAGGTAGCATGTAACTTACCTCACTTTGCGGAAGTTGCAGACTTGACAAGAGCTGCGAGCTGTTCGAGCTGCAGCTCGAGCTGGGGGAGGGCGGCCTTGAACTTTGCATCCAACGCGGCCATCGCATCGGTGACTCCAGTCGTGGGTGGTGGCGGCATCGGCGCCGCGTGCTTGATGACCAGCGCCGAGATGCCGGCGGTGATGAGGCTTCCCGTCACCATGCCGAGGCATAGCACGGCCATGAGCGCTAGGATTGCCTGGCCTTCCATGGGGATCAGTTCCTTGTGCGGGTGGTGGCGTAGGGCGAAGGGTGCGATGGCGGCTCCACCAGCGGCTGGACGTTCGGCACGTTGTCATCATTGGCGAGCGCCTGGAGGGCGGCGGGCGCGTCGGGCGCGATCCTGATTGGCGCGCCGATGCCCGGCACGGCGGATGCGACCTTGACCGCGTTCGCGTCGGTGTGGACAAACATGCTCACCGCAAACGGCGCAATGGCCAAGATGATGCCTGAAATGGTCTCTATTTTGCTGCTTGACGCGCCATTTGCAGCCATCAGCGTGCCGCCGGATGTGACAACCCAGCGTACCGCGCTCATTATTTGGGCGGGGTTAGGAATCAGCGAGGGGGGTAAGATCACTTCGGATTCTCCTCTGGCCAGGTTCCCGCCGGCCGCGGTTTTTATACGCCGATATTGTGACGGCTACCCAACCAAAGGTTCGGTTGAGAAACAAAAATTGCCGGCCTCGCCTGGATATTCGTTAGATATCCACCATTGTGCAGCCTGGGACGAGGTCCGCTCCAGTGCATCGAGGGCCTCTTGTCGCGGAACGATATAGCTCATCATCGGAGGATAGAATGGAGTGCCATCGACCTCGTTTTGGCATAGACTGATCTCGGTAAATGGCAACGTGAGTCCGATCCATGCATTTCTGACTTCCGGTGGGGCGACCCCTCCAGGCAAATGCTCGATCGTGAAAAAACCTTTGGTCTGTTGCTCTTGGGCGCACGCGCCTCCGATCGATGCGGCGAGCGCGGCGAATATCAGAAGTGCCCTCATGAGAATCCCCTCAGTTTGCGTTGACGGCGTCGACCCAGCCGAATGCTGTTATAGCAGAACCGGTGCCGCCGCCAGACCAATAAATGCTAGTGCTTTCCAGGAGCATGGTGCACTGCATGCTAACATCTGAAACGGCTGTCATCCAGCATGGCCATACTGCCCCGAGCGTTCCATTTGGGCCATCATTGGCCGTTCCGAACCATGAGGCATTTGGCGCGACCAATATACCGCTGCCGCCGCCCTTCCAGTTTCCGGTAGCATTCAAAGTGATTTGGGTGGCCGTGGGGGGAACGAAGGAACCCACGGGAACGGCGGTTCCGGTTGGGCTGGTGATCGAGTAGCCGCTAGAGTTCCCGCTCGCCATTAAAAGAGCGATATTGCTCGTGGCGAGCCCGGAGCCGCCAATCACGTACTGCGCGCGGTTGCCGAGCTGGATCGAGCCTAACAGCACACCGGAGCTATTGACGTACATCGCGCCCATGTAGCATTTGTACGGATAGCCTGACGGGAGGACCGGCGCGAGCCCGTTGCCGACCGCGAGCGATCCTAGCACCGATGGTGCCGCCCCGTTGTCGATCGCAAAAATATCGATCCAAGCGCTCGTGCCTGGCGCTTCACCGTCCATTCCGCCCGCGACCGATGGAAGGGTGTTTCCGCTTGCGATATTCAACACCTGCGTAAACGAGCCGCGAGTTTGAATCAGTCCGGACGCAGACACCATTACCATCGTGTTCGCGGTGACATTTATAGTCGCTCCCGGCGATGTCCCGTTTATGATCTTGAGGCCTGATGCGCCGCAGAGGGGCGCCTGTGCGCCCGAGACGGATTGGATCGCGGTGTTGAGCAGATAGAAGGCGTTAGTGGCGGCCTTGTAGAGCGCGCTGATTACGTTTCCGGCGATGATCTCGGAACCGCTCAGGGCGACCGAGCCGCCCGTCGTGTTCTTCAAAATCGGGATGGCGCCAAAGCCGGATGGGTTGAGGGTCGTGGCTCCGGTATTTGTGGTCAATGCGGTGAAATTGATCACGCTGCCATCGGTGCCGTTAAAGCCGGCATCGGTAACGGTTATGACATTCGCGGAGCCGCCGGCCGTGCCGGCCCAAAAAACAGAGTTGTAAGCCGAGGTGTCCCATGTGACCCGATCCCAGACCAGGTTTCCGAGGCTATCGAGCAGCTGCTGGCGATATTCGCCTGTGCCGTAGATGACCGCGCAGCCATTCGCGTCGAGGATGATCGGGTTGCTGTTCAATGTCACCTGGCCGGCGTCCTGCCAAGTGTTCTTAGGGGTCGTCGTCAGCGGGACCCACATGTTGACCGAGCCGCCGGCAAGGCTCGAATTTATCGAGATCGAGTTGACGGGGATCGAGAAGCCGGAACCGGCTCCCCCCAGGTTTGCACTCGCAGCGGTCAGCACATCGCCGACGACGTAATTTTTCCCCGGATTAACGACGATCACCCCGGTGATGACGCCGCCAGACACGGTAATGGTTGCGGTCGCCAGCGTACCCGTTCCGCTGGTCACGTAGATCAGGGGGACATTTGGGTAAGTTCCGGTGACGTACCCAGAGCCGCCCGTGATCGCGCCGAGCACGCCGACCATGCCGTTGATGCCGGTCGTCGCAGAAAAACATGACATGCCGTTGGGCAACTGCGTCGTCGCGGCTTGCAACGGCGCTGCCAATGCGCTAAGAATAAAGAATACAAGAACGCCGATGCGCTTCATGGAGGCTCCATGTTTTTCACAAAGCTGACTGACCGAATCCACGGTTTGGTTTGTCACTGCATAAAACTGACCTGCGAGGAGGTTCGCTCTGATGCCAAACCAGCGACCGTAGCCGCTGTCCGCCTGTACGATGTCCTGACGGATGAGGTGAAATGGTACGAGTGCAATGACCCGGTGCTGCTACGTGAGATGCCGTCCGAGGACTTGAGCCCGAAGGCGGAGCGGTTGGTGAATGAGCATCTGGAACATCTTTTTAAGATCGGCTGGGGGGAATGAAATGCGCAATTTTCTGCTGATCATCGCCATCATCTGTTTCGTCCAGGTGGACGGAATCGCCCATCTGACGAGTTACATGCATGGCACCGGCACACTTGATCAACTTGGTGAGGCGTGGATATGGACTTTCGGGGCCTTCTTCGTCCACGCCCTCATGGAGTAGTGGCCCGCGCAAGCCATCCCGTCCGCCTGTTTTCGATCGCACCGGCGGCGCCGAACCCCGGCCGGAGCCGGGCGGCGGGGGGCTGCTGCGCCTTTCGGATCATCCGGGGCACGATCCTTCCGGTGAGGGGAAACTTTCCGGTAAGGGCCGCGCCGCCCGTTCTCGCGGCGAGTAGTCCAGCGCCGAGCTTCAATGCGTCCGATTGGAAATTATCCGGATCGAAGTGCGCGGCGGCGCCGAGCGCCCCGCCGACGCCTGCGAGGCCGCCCCCGATCTTTGCCGCAGACCACAACAAGGCGGCATTCTCAGCTGTGTTCGAGGTGGATGGCTCGGCAATAAACTGCTTCCCGATCTCGCCCAGCTCTTCGAGGTTTCCTCCGGTTGCCTGTTTCAGCAACAACTTTGGGCTGATATTCCCGACCGTTCCCTTTTTTGCAAGCGGTTCTACCGCCTTCATGATTGCCCACTGATATCGCGCCTTCTTGAATTTATCGACCACGTCGGAAGGGGCCGATCTCGCCATCAGGTCGTCGAGCGCGCTCTCCAGTTTGCCGGCGTAAAATCGCGTGTTTGGGTCTTTCGACTGGAGCGCCCGATCGAATGGCGTGCCCTTGCGTGTCAGGGATTGATAGGCATCGTTATCCAACGCGCCGCCCCTGATGCGGCCCGCGATGCGCTGAACCTGATCCTCGATCGGCGCGGCGTCGTCTCCAAGCGAAATGCGGGCATCTCGCACGGCGGCACCTACATCAGTCAGAAATTGCCGATCGAGGGGCATTGCGCCGGTTCGTTTGGCGACGTCGTCGAAGTCTGGCCCGATACGTTTTTTGGCCTGCTTGATGAGACCCCGCGTCAATTTATCGGAATCCTCTCCCATCTCGCGGGAGATGGCGCGTTGCCATGCGCCCTGCTGCTCTGCTGCATGGCCTCCAACTCCGGTAAAAGGCGCGCGCTGCATGAGGCCGCCGGCAAGGCGCACCGTGCGATTTTCCGACACCTGATCGGGGCGCAACGGGATGCCGTATTTGTTGACGGCCTTGTCGGCCAAGTCGGCAGTCTCCCGGGAGATTCCGCCCCCACCAAAAACCTTCCCAAGCAACTTCCCCCCGACCCCGAATGCGCCCCCGGCTATGGCGCCCTCGCCCAGCTGCTGGGCGAGCGGCTGATCCGATGATGCAGAGGTCAAGGCCGTCGCCCCGGCGCCCTGTCCTGCCCCGCGCAGGGTGGCCGCCACCAGGGGCCTGCCAGCTAGGCTTTCCGCCAGAGGCGCCCCGCGCGTAGCGGCCCCCAGCAGACCTCCGCCGGCCGCCAATAAGGGTGCCGTCCCGGCGACCTGGCCGACGACCTCTCCTATATCCGGCGCGAGGCGATCTCCCTTCGCCGCTTCCCATGCCGCCCGGTCGGTATCGATGTCTTTGTTCACTCTCCCGCGCCACCCGGATACCTTCTGCGCTGATTCCGGCGAAATGACACCGAGCCTCGAAAGCAACCCGGCGCCCTTGTCGCCGGCGGCGGTGATGCCTTGCGCCAGCGTGTCGCCCATGGTGCCGAGGCCGTGCACGCCGCCGGCGGCTAGCTGGCCTGCCGTGTCGCCCCAGCTATCCCCGCGCTCGCCATGACCCTGGGAAGCCTTCACAAGATCGATCACTGCCTGCGGCAGTCCGGGCGTCGGCGCCGCGGGTGAGGCCGCAGGGGCTGCCGCGGCTTGGGCGGGCTGACCGGGGACGATCGCCGGGGCCTTACGCTTCGGCAACCACTCGCTAAGCAGGTCATCCTCGGCGGGGGCCGCTGCGGCGGCGCGCGCCTTGGCGTTGCCCTTCGACTTCGGCAGCCACTCCGATGCTAAATCTGGCTCTTCGTCCGCGTAGGACATGGGGCCGGCCGGTAGGCGAGCCTCATCCTTCCCGCCGCCGTAGAACGTGTGATCGCCGATGCGCCGGCCTTCCCCCGCGGGCCGGTTTTTTTCCCGGTTCCGGTCCCGCTCGTCGACGTAACGGGTGGCCCCACCGGTCGGGTCCGGCGTTTGGCCGCCGAGGACGCTATCTACGACCCCGGCCACGCGCTTGTAACGGTCCGACTCGGTGTCGATTGCGTTGAGTTCCTTCGCTCGCCCCATCCATGGCTTTTTGCCGCGCGCCATGACAGTGCTGGAAAGATCGCCCGATCCGACCTGGTTGATGATGCTATGCGCGACCGCGGCCTGCGTGTCGGCCGGCTCGTCCTCGGATTCGCCAATCACGGTCCGAATCAGCATCTCGCGGTCGGCGGGGGTCATTGGCCTGCCGCCCTCGGTGCCTGATCGCGATACATTACCTTGCTGTCGTATGCCGCCCGCAGCGATCTGTTGAAGCGCTTATGCTCTTCGCTGAGCTGGCCGCCGCGATCTCCCTTCGAGACTTGCCTGATCAGCCTTTCGCGCTCGTCGTCCGGCATGAGGTCGATCATGAAGGGCGCCGGATCGTGCTGCGTCGAGAAATCCGACGCCGCGTTCGCATATCCCGTCGGGCCGGCCTTCCTTGCCATCTGATGCTGCGCATTTTGGTATCGCCGAAGACCGATCGCCATCTTTACCGTGTCCTCGATCGACATTTCGTTGAGGTCGACATTCGGGGTGCCGCTGATTATCGAGCCGAGCTGCATATCGCTGCCATGAAGACCACGTGCGGCGCGCTCATTGGTCGCCTGAGTCAGATATTTCGCGGCATCGGCAAAGAGGCGCAGCTTTTCTTTGTCGACCCCATACTTAGCTGCGGTCTCAGGCGTAAGCGATTGAATGAAGGACTGGAATTCCTGTCGTCCTTTGGCGCCTGGGCCGAATTCGAAGCCCTTGGACTTGAGCTTCTGAACGTCCTTCAGGGCCTCGTTCCAGGGCGTGATTTCCTGGGTGTAATTGGCTTCGCGGGCGTTTCCGGCCATCATCGCCCCCGTGGATTCCTGGGTGCCGAGCGGAGCCTCCATGGGCCTCGCGCCGGCAGGTATACGTCCAGCTTGCGGTCCCGCGGCCGCGGGAGGGGAACGGCCAGGTGGAGGGGAACGGCCCGGCGCCCTCTGATCTTTGTAGAAGCCGCTCGGGTAATCGCTATGTGACGTGTCCACAGCGTTTTGCACAATGGCTCCGGAACCGGTCACGCTCCAGGTGCGACCCGCGTTTTCATTTGGCGATCCATCGGGGTTGGTCGCTGGGTAAACCCCATTCGCCACGATCTCGCTGTTCTTGAGTGCGTCGATCACGCCGGAGTGCATCTGCCCGAGTACTGCGCGCTGCTGCCGCTGCGGGAGCGGCTTGCCGTCCGGCCCATAAAACTTCTGGAGCAATCCCAGGCCCATCTCAGGAGTGAACATGCCTCCCTTTAGGACCGAGTTCTCATGTCCGATGAGGTCATGGATGGAGTCCATGATTTTTCCATGCAGAGTCTCATCCGGCTCGCTCAGCAGCGGATACAGCTTGCTGTCTGCCAGCTTCATGAAGCTGCGCGCGTTCTCCATTTTCTGGCCGTCGATGACGTTCTGACCTTGCGCCAGCGCCTGGCCGCTCTGCGCCAGCTGTGGCGCCATCACGCCGGCTCGCCGCAGATTGTCCGGCGTTGCAATCTTGCCAGGATCGAATGAGCCGTCGGGTCCCTGTGCGCCCGAATAGATATCGCCGAGCGCGCTCTCGCCCTGCAAGCGCTGCGCGCCGCGCGCCATATCGATGAGCGAGCCGATGTCGAGTGGCTTGGGGCCGATGTTGAAATTGGGTTCGGCCATGATATGTTATCCTTAGCCCTCGGAATCACCGGTGATCACCGGTGAAAGCCCGTTAAACGGTGACACCCGTCGAGGCAGACTCTTCTGGCCACACCTCCTCGAACGGACGCATTTCCGGCATCGAATGGATCGTGCCGTCAGACGCCTGGATGCGAAGATTGCTGTTCTCGCGGCGGACCTCTTCGTAGGTTGCCTTCGCAAAGATGCGATAAATCTCCATTCTCGTGTCGTCGGGTTGTTCGTACAGCCATTGTCGGCCAGCCTCTGAAAAAAAGCCCCAAAAGCTGATTTCCGGCTTTCTCCACGGATTGGCGAACAGCCGCGGGAAAAATCCGAGCATGGCCGTGAAACCGGCTGCCGTCGCTCCGAGTGTGAAATTGCGTCGCTTCATGGTGCACCTTCCTGGCTGAGTCAGTAGTTGGAAATCTGGTTGCCGGCATCATCGTACTGCCCTTGGCCGGCGTATTGAGCGCTCCCGCCGCTCGGATTGTTCGGCTGCGGCTGCTTGAGATATTGCGACAAGAAGTTGAGCATTCCCGCGTTCTGCAGGCCACCGCTGAGCGATCCGGCCGCGCCGAGAAGGCCGCCGACGCCCAGGTTGGTCCCGCCCATAGCCGTCTGGCCGATCGTGCCGCCCATCTGCGTGGCATTGCCGGCGAGCGAGCTGGCGGCCCCGGCGCCCATGTTTGCGGTATTCTGCAGCGCCTGGACGACGCTTTGCCAAGTATTGCTCGCGAGCCCGCTCGCAAACCCGGCGCCGGCGCGCAGCACATTGCCGCCGAGGCCGCCCATGGTCGCCTGGTTGGTGACGCCCTTTTCGCCCTGCGAGAGCGCGAACTGGTAGCCGGGGGTCTGCTCCAGGGTGCTCGTCTGATCGGCGCCCGGGGTGATGAGTTTCATCAGCGGGTTGATCGCTGACTTGCCCGCGCCGATGAACGGCGCCGCGTAGCTGGCGGCTTGATTGAACATTCCCTGTTCTGCCGCGATGGCATTTTTGGAACCCTGTTGACCAAACAAGCCGCCCAGAATGCTTCCCCCGGCGCCGAGCGCCGACGATCCGAGCATCGCCGCTCCGAGTCCCATGTCAGGCATCGCAATTAATCCTTATCCAGCGCTCTCGGGTGAGCGAGTAGACGTCGGCCTCGATGGGTCGCCCGATTTCATCGAGCCAGCCCTCGGCGATCGTCGTTTCGAACTGCGCGCACCCGCAGCGGCGCAACAGGGCGCGGCAGGCGTAATTGCCTCGCGGTACACGGCAGACCAGCATCGTGACCCATGGACGTTGGAACATCCACGCGACCGACGCTATGGCAAATCCGATCGACCATTTGCCGCGGCCTGGAGGGAGAACGCGAATGTGCATTTCGTACGCGCCGTCCTGAACGGGGTCGAAGATTGCCAGCCCGAATTCGCCGGCGAGGAACACGTTGCGCCTATCGCTGACGTGGTCCGACCAATCGACCGGGCCTTTGCGCCCCCCGCAGATCGCCGGAAAAATCGACGGGTGATTGCTCACCACATTGACCGCGGCGATATCGAAGGTCCGCTCTATGCCGGTGATCTCGGATTCGAGGAGTCCCATGGCGGACCTCTATGGCGGACCGAGCTGCAGAGATCGCAGCATTTGTCGCCCGATCACGCGAAATTTCTGCATCTTCGTCGTCGGCAGGGCATATGCCCCATTGATAGGGTAGGCGTCAATCACCCATCCGCCCGGCGGATAGATGCTGAGTGCGTTGGCGCCGTCGTTCGCCACATAGACTTCCTGCCCTATCTCTAGGGCTGGAATCTGCACACCGGTGCCGGCGGCCGTGGTGCCGATGTGGTTCCAATCGTCGCTCAGCGGCAGCGCGGTTACCTGGGAGTTGCCGGCCGCGATGAGGCCTGCCTTGACGCTTGGGATGATGCCGCTGCCGCCGCCGGTGCGGTCATAAAGAGACCGGAAGAACCGCGAGCCGGTGGGCGACATCTTGCCCTGTATGAACAGCTGCTCATGGTCGAACGGAAACGGATGGCCGAAGGTAGCTAGCTTCATGGCGTCCGCGCAATGTTCAAGCCGGTTCCCCGTCGATCTCGCAATGGGACTCTAGTAAGAGTTCCCCTTGCTCTCCGTACGTATTGTATATTTCAAGTATAAGTTCCTCGGAGTCGCGCTGCATGTAGTCCTTACAGGCCTGCTCGGTATCGAAATGCCTGTTGCTGGAGAACTCGTGAGGGTGTGCCCCGAACACAGCGGCCGTGACGAGCGAGACGATTATCCACATCGTAAATCTCCTGCTAATTTGGTGTGCATTTGTAGTCGACGACAAGACTGCTGGTTCCGGAGTTGGTCCATACGATTTGCGAGATCGAAACCGTCGTTGGCGTCACGGGCGTTCCCGGCGTGCGGCTCACCACGATACATGATGGCGCCACCGCCCGATTTGGCGCCGGGAATGTCAGCGTGCATCCGGTCGGGGAAGCGGTCCCCATAGTTACCGTGCCCTGCTCTCCGTTGGAACCTGAACTAAGCGACGGACTTGTCCCGCAAGACGACAATGTAGGAAGCCCAAGAGTCGTGCTCTGCAGCTTGTTGGTCGGTGACGCGCTGAAATTGCCGATAGCGTTGCTCGGCGGCGCAGCGGCAGCAAAAAAGTTTGTCCACTGTGTATTGTGCTCTAGCACTTGAGTTGCCCCGTTCGCAACTTGAATCCATGACCCTGAGATGGTTGCCGCGTTCGTTTCGATGTGGAGCCCGTCCATTATCACGTCGGTGACGACAGCTTCGGCTGTAATGGCGCTATTCCATGTAACGGCGCCTGGAGATATCCACATGTCACGCAATCGCACGCTGTGGCAGCCCGTAGTTGCGGTGCCGAGGTCGATCATGTTCGAGCCGCCAGTCCAGCTCCCGACGGCCGCGTCACCAAGCCAATTGCCGCCAATCACGACGATGTCGTTGCATTCACCCGCAAACAGGAAACTACCGGCGGCGTCGACGCTCATGTTGATGAAGCTGTAGTTGAATGGGCCGTACGTGGTGAGAGTGCTCCCGATGATTATGCATTTCCATGTGCCGCCGCAGGCCGAGTTCAAAACTTGAATGTCCTCCAGGCCCTCCACAATCGGTGTCGAGTCGAAGTTAAAGCTAATTGCAAATCCCTGGGCCAGAGTGTCTTGGATGTGGTTGACAAATCCCTTTCCCGTATAGAGAACTGCCGTACTTCCCGTGTCCACACCACCAGCCTGTCCGTTGGCCATAAATACGCTTAGAAGTCGCGTTCCACCCGGGTTATTAAAATTAATACCATAGTTAAACCCGTTGATGAACACGTTACGTAAGTATGTGTAGTTAGCAGATTGATCGTTTATTCCCCAGATGGTTCCGGTCAGTGTAGTGGAGTTAAGCGAGATGTCCTGCATCATCAGCACCGTGGTGGAACTGGTGCAGTGATCGACTCCGTCGGTATTGTTGATGAAATTTAAAAGTGTCGTTCCGGCGGCTCCAGTTGTATTATTCGAGCGGCTTCCGCTTCCGAAGAACGACACGCTTTGATTACATACGGATAAGGGCTTGTTGAGCATCGCCGTGCTTGGCGGTAGGCTGATGGAGATCGGGCCGGACGCGGCATTTATGATGGACTGGATGGCTGCCCAATCCACTTGATCGGTCAGTGCCGCAGCCGCAGGAAGCAGCGCTTGCCACTGTGCGAGCGTCCAACCGGTCGTGTTGTAGCCGTTGCACGAGCTGACGGAAGACAATGGATTTGACACCCCATTGCCTATGTAGCAATTGCGCTGCAGAACGGTTGCGGTCACGCAAGTAACAACGGACTGATTGCACGAGCTGGCGATCGTATCGAGAGTCACCTGCCGGAGATCGAAAGGGCTGATCAAGCCAAGCGTATTATTTGGAAAAAGAGCGTTTACCTCGGTATTCAAATATGACGGAGTCTGCGCGCTTCCCGTCTGCGCATGAGCGGCGGTAATGAGGATCAGCAGGACCGATAGCACGAGCCGGATTAGACGCATCATGGACCTCGCTCGTCATGGTTTAGAGCTTGACACCTGGCGCCACAAATTTGCCGTTTGATCGTAATTAAGAACCAGGATGGCGCCCGCACTGGACGTAAAATTGGTCGATCCGGCAAGCGAAATATTCCCGCTTGCCGTAGATTTGTCGTTCACCGTCGCAATGCCTGCAAATTCAAGCATTAGCTGACGATTGCCCCACACCCCGCCGATGAGATTGATCGTGATGGTGCCGGTGACCTGCAACAGGTCTATATCCGCCGGAATCGCCAGCGTTGTGGCGCTGGCGATGGTCGGATACACACATACGTTCGAGCCGAACAGAGAAGCGCTGCCACCGAGATCGGTGTGGCGCTCTCTGATTGTGATCTGATTGCATGTCGCCCCCACCAAACCGTATGCTATGTAAGGCGGCGAGCCCCCATTCACCATCTTCCAGTTCATGGTCCCTATATCGACGAACGCCGTCGTGGTGGTGACCACGAGTCCATACCCTGTGGCATAGGCAATATCGAATTCGTCGATGCCGACATGTCCGGTGGTAACGTTGAGGCAAGTTTCATTTGGTCCGGAAATTACCCCACTGCAGAACATGTAATCTATGTGGATTCCGGTTCCTGCAGCGCTTTGGACCGATACTCCTCCACCTGTGTAAGAGAATATCGTGTGAAAGTTGGCTCCTCCAGCCAAGCCGTTGATGATAAGTCCATAGCCTGAATTCGTGTCGGTCCATATCTGACCTACCTCGATCCCGCCGGACCCCTCCAGGATCACCCCGGTCTGATGCCCAAGATCTAAAAGCCTTGGAAACACCATACCGGCAGTGTCTGCATTGAGCAAATGAATGCCAGTTCCGGTGCGAGTCAAAATGGGACTTGCTAGTTCCGTAGTGCCATATGGAAACGTATCGATCGTAAATGTGCCTCGGTCGTCGCTCCTACCTAGGATAACGCCGGTGTCGGTTGAAAGAACCCCATTTGAATCGCAGTGAATAGTCAGGTTTAACCTGTTTCCGCCAGCGGTTCCGTCGAAGCATGTTTTATAGCCGACAATGAGCGCATTGACGATATCATCGGCAACTACTCCTCCCCCGCCGATAGCGAGCAGCTGCAGCGCCGTTCCGCTATAGCAGGCAAGGCTGGTCGCGGGGAATGTGCAAGCAGGATTGAGTATCACCGCATCGATTACGCCGCTGACATTAGTAAGCGTCCACGTTGCACTAAGATTGATGTGCCCGTTGCTGGCGAAAGGTGCTCCACTGGCGGCGTCTCCGAACACCAACGCCTCTGGAGTGCAGTGACGAATGATGATTCCTGGCGGTATCTGATGATTGGTCGCAAATAAATAACTGTAGGCGCAAGTGAGCTGAATAATACCGCCGCCGAATCCATACCCGCCACCGGTTCCCAGGAATGTTTCTGCTGCTATCAGCGCGGTGGTGTCGTCGGTCACTCCGTCATGATTGGCCCCAAACGAGTCCAGCGAGACTCCAAAGGCAGGGGTGCCGGACGCGATCATGTCGAGCAGGTTTTGGCGGTAAATGAATGGTGTGCATAGTCCGATCGTATTGTTGGGGCAACTCGAATTGATCTCGATATTGAGTTGTGGCGTAGTCTTGGGGCTGCCGGTTTGGGCATGCGCGACGGCCGCCGTCAGCGCTAACAATGCGATTAACGCGAGTCTTATGACGCGCATATCAGACACCGATATAAGGCAAGAGGTCGAACAGTCTAAGCACCAGCACCACGAGGGCGGTCACCGCTAGTACGAGAGGCAGCATCTCGACCAAATACCGCAGGCCGCGGTGAGCCGCATGCACTCGCCGAAGCGTATAGATCATCTGGATGACCTGACATATCGTCATCGCGATTATGATCTTTTGGATCGGATGCATCAGGCCTCCCATTCGACGGCGTCTGCCTGTGGTTGATTCTCTTTGCGTGCATGATCTTACCCGGTAAGGAGTCAGGAGCGGTGACCGCGTCGATGATTTTTTCCATTTCCTGGCGCAGCTGCTCGGCGGTTTGTACTTTCATCGGATGATCCTCCATCGACGGCGTCTGCCCACCCTGGATGCCTGTCGCTCCGGAACCTGGATGCTATCGGAAGCCCGTCGAATGGCGTTTCCGACACATTGACGACGCCGGAGGCAATAGCCTTTCGCGCGGTTCCGATCGCGATCTCGCTCTGAAAACTCTCGTCGAAGAGCGGATCGTAAATCATGATGAACGCCATTCAGGTCTCTCCCTCTACCGCATCGGTGAACACGCCGAGCAGCGAAAACCTTTGGTTAGATGCGCCGCTCAGCTCGAACACCTTATCGCGGGACTGACCGAGATTCCACCATGTTACGGCGGTGTCGTATTGCCCGACCAGCCCCATGGTCTGCGTCATGTAATTTCCCCAGCTCCTGCCGCGGTCGTCGCTCATGCGCAACGAGACCAGAGGATTGATGGCGACGCTGCCTGATCCGCCGAATCCGGAAGAAAAGCCGGAAGAAAAGCCGGAGCCGGATGCCCCGGAGATCGTCCCGGGGTCGTTGCCCACCTCGATATCGGCAATCAACCAGTCCCAGACGGTGCGCTGGAACTTGTCGCCAACCATATGCGGCAGGCGGCGCAACCACGGGATGGGCTGGGATTGCGTCGTCGAAATCTGGTCCACGTAGGTCTGGATGTCGATCGCGTAGAGCGAGCCGTTCGAGAAGTCCAGCGAAACGCTCGTGTCATAGGCAAACGAGTAGAAGCAGTCTCGCATGCGGCGCAGGACGCCGTTGACGTCCAGGTAATTCTCTTCATGCCATGCCACGCCAGGGTCTCCTAGCGCCTCGTCGTAGACCCACGTTTTATCCATCGTGGGGAAGTGGATCGCATAGAAATTGTGGCCGTCGATCTGGTAGCAGCCGCCGATCGCATCGCCGACATAGGCGTACTTTTTCCATTCGTCCTCGATCGCGAAATTAGAGATACGCTTTGCGGCGCGGCCGTTGTTCGTCATGAGCATGCGGGCGCCCTGCGGCGACTGCGACAGCCAATAGACCTGGGAATCGTTTTTTGCGATGGAGTATTTCGCGCAGGTGCCGTGATGGATGACTACGCTTGGCGCCTCCTGGAAGGTAAATCCCTGCAGCCCGGCGTTGTACCAGACCTCGCCGGCCAGGTCGGTGAAGAGCCACACCTCGCGCTCGACGATGGCGAGGCTACGAATGATGCCTGGGAACGCGGTGATCGAGCCGAAGTCAAGCGCGTTGAATGAAATCTGGTTGGAAAGCGTTGCGCCCCAGTTCCCGGTGTTGATGATGTTGAACACGATGAACGTGTCCATTACGTCCACCATGTCGGCGCCGAGGAAATTGGGATCGCCGATGATGGTGAACACGCGGGTGGTCAGGTTGATCGAATAGCCGGTGGGCGAGCCGTCGACCAGCATCAGCTCCTGGCCATTGTCGACCATGTAGCATGGCGTCGAGCCCGGGGCCTGGAGGTTGCCGAGCAGCTTCCATGTGTAATTTTGGTCGATCCACCATACGCCAGTGTCTACCACGGCGTAGAGGTCGCAGATGTTCGTCAGCGCCGGATTGCTCGGCGTGGTGGCGCGGTAGAGGCAGCGGCCGCGACCTGGGTTCGGGCAGGTGGAGAGGATGCGGCGGCCGGCCCGCATGCGGTTGACCGCCTGGACTCCCTCTCTCGTTTTCTCCGGGACGGCCTCGGGATACAGATTGACGGATTTCTGCGCCGCCGCGATCAAGCTTGCGCTGCTGTAGGCGCCACCGAGCAGCGAAGTGCGAGCCATTTTACGAGCCGCTGATGCAGGCCCATGCGCCGTTGGCCGCCGCGAAACAGGTCACGCTAAGGCCGGTGGTCATCTTGGCGTAGGCCGTCGTGCCGGGCTGGCCGTTGATCGTGTCAGCAGTGCCGGAGACAAATGACGTCGCCGAACTGTAGATATCTACGGTCTGTCCGGTCGGATTATAAATCCAGACTACACGTCCAGCAGTCGCCGTCGGCAGGCACACATAGCCGGTTGATGCCGAGATGGTCACATCATTGAGCGGGGTCGTCAGCTGGGTGCAGTTCGCCTGCCCAACGGTCTGTGAAGCAGAGATCGCCGGGGTGAACGCGAGCTGGTTGTTGTTGTTGATGGCGTTGGCGACCGAATAGAGGTTTGTATTCTGATCGCCTAGGAACGGACCGTTGACGCCAGGCAGGCTGAGCGTCGCATGGGCGAAGCGGATGACGAGAGCAGGCGCGAGAGAGATGCCGATACCCGCCAGGACGAGGGCGACGGCTATGGCGATGGAGCGTAGACGGGCGGGAGCAAACATGGTCATTTTCCTTTCTTGCGATAGCGGGCGGCGTATCAAACTTGATATTGTATTGTCAACATGCTGGAAGTCGCTGCGTCTCAGCGTATTTGGTCACTGAAAATGTTGAAAATTCCGGGCCGAACAAGGTCTGGTGGCATCACCAGCCGCGGCACCTGCGCGTTGGGCATGCGGATGATGTTGAGCGCCTTCTTTGCTTCTTTGTTTAGCTCAGGGTCTGGCGGCCGGCGGAACGCGATGCGGGTGATCCGCGCGAGGTTCCACGACATCGCCGGCTCGTAGGCGCCGGGCAGCAGCACCGCGGTGGCGAGCGAAGCGAATCCGCCCAGCACTTCCTTGGTGATGATGTGGGTCTCGTAGAGCCCGGTCGGGAACATTACCGGCCAGACGTAGAGTTTTCCGAGCGGTGTCGCGGGATCGTAGAAAAAATAGCTCGGGAACGAGCCGAGCGTCTTGAGCGCGATGTTCGCCCAGTCCTCATAGGAAAACATCTGTTCGAGCGGATAATCGATGTTGTTCGGCTGGGTCGGGATCGTCTGCCGCAGGAAGGCGAATTCGATGCGGTCGGGGCGGGGATACAAGGGAAGCGGCGTTCCGTTCGGCGCCAGCACCATTCCGCCCGGCCCGATCAGAAATGGGTTCTGGTCGCCTCCGAGAATTCCATTCCCGATCACCTTGTTTTCGACCAAGTGCCAGATCAACCAGCGCTGCAGCTGCCATTGCGACAGCATGCGGTTGAGCCGGCCGAAAGTGGCGTTTACCATGTTGCCAGATGCGGTCTGGCCGTCTCCGACGATGCCGGAAACGGTCAGGGCCTCGGTGCAGATGTCCCTCGCGCTCGCGAACGTGCCGAAGGTGCCTTGAGTGAGGGGCACTTATGCCGCCTTGGCCGCCTTGGCTGCGTTGCTCGGCCTTCCTCTTTTAGGCCCCGCAGCGTTCAGCAGCGCGGAGGCGTATTCCGCCTCGGCCCTCTTCAGTTCGGCCGCAGTCGGCTCGCGCTCCGTGATCGGCTTCTGATGCTTCTTGGCCTCGATCGCGGCATCGCGCGCGCCCGCATGGGTGTTGAGCCACTGCTTGCCGAGCGCCAGCTTCCTGTTGTCGTTGTCGAGCGACATCTCCTCGACGCGATTTTTGACCTCGCGGTACTCGCAGACGAACTGATCGGGGATCACGCGCACGACGATCTTGTTTGAGATGCCGCCATTCTCGTCGCGCACGATGCGCGTTTCGGTCTGCTCGATGTCCTGGATATAGCCGCGGTAAAAAAGTTTTGGATATTCGCGGTAGACGTACTTCTTGTACTTCATGTTTGGGTATACGATCGGCGGCGGCGGCAATACGTTCTCTGCCTCCTCGGCCTCGGACTCGATCCGATTGAGCGCGTGGGCCTGGGTAGCGAGCAGCGCCTCGATGCTGATGTTGAGCATGTCGGCAACGGCTTGCAGGTGAGCGATCTTGTCGTCATGTTCGGACATGGTTGTGCCCTCCTTTGAAAGGGGTTTGCGATGATGACTGGGAAGGAAGCGGTGGCGTTATCGGGACGCAGCCAAACGTGGCTGCGGAGGCACGTATGCGCGTGGTGCGATCGAACGCTGTGGGGCGCTCTCAGATACGGCTGCGGCGCAATTTATGAACGGTGCGATCCTGATAAGAAGGATTTCACGCCTCGGGGGAGGTGCGATGCGCCGGTGGTTTAACTGGGGGCCGGAACCGGAGCCGCCGCGGCCACCGCGACGACTCACATGGCCATGGCGACGACTGATCAGATTGCCACACCTAACCCTGGACAATGCGAAGCTGGCATCGGGGGGCTGGATAGATAATGCCGATAGCGTATTGGCAAATTATTCAGCCGCCGAACTTCGGGTCACGCTCGGAGAGTTCAGGGGTATCTACTTCGTCGAAGTCGAGGTGAGATGATGGACAAGGAAGAATTAGATCGCCGTTACGACAAGGCGTTTGGGATTGATCGCCGTATCTATTACGAGAAGGCGGTGGCTGCATTGCTCAATGCGCAACGGAAGATTGATCCGCCGCCGCCACCAAAGCCACGGCCTTGGTGGCGACGCCGATGGCTCGCCTTTACGCGTCGCCTGGGGACGGTTCTACTCGGTTGGGGACGGGCGCTGGGTGGGGTCGATTGACGTCTCGCCACCCTTCCTCGGTCGTCGGCCACTTCTTTCCACCTTCTGGCGGCTTCGCCGCAGGCATATCTGCCTCTTCCGGCTTCGGCGCACTCCAGTGGTAGGGCAGTAGACCGGGGCCGAGGTCGTCCTCTTCCTTGCGGTTGGCGACCGTGATCTCGCGGTGCGCGGCGTGGTCGTAGAACATCTTCGGATATTCCGCGCTCGGCCGAGCGACGTGCTCGTTGATGAGCCCGGCAACATGGTTAACGTTGAGCGCGTTCGGCTCCATCCCAAGCTTCTCGGTGACCTGCTTCGCGACGGCCTGCATGTGCTGCTGGTCGGGGTGGACCTTCTGGCTGTAATTCAGGTCGACATGACCGCGGACCTTCTCCGCGATGTCATCGACCGACTTTGCGTCGAGCGCGGCAACGTTCGAAGGCAGGAAGTATCGCGATGGCTGGCCCGCATGCTCGTGCCGCTGCGTCCCGTCCGGCAGCAAATATACGGTCGAACCATCCTTGAGCACCTGGCGCGTGGTGCCGTCGGGGAGTTCCCAGTTCTGTTCCGGGGGGGCGTCGTCATAGCGGCGCGCCTCGGTCTTGGGGGCCGGGTCGGTCTTCTTGGGGGCCGGGTCGCCCATCAGTTCGTTCACATGAACCGCTGCCGGCTTGGTGGCCTGGTCGCGGGCGCGTTGCGAGGCCGCGACAAGGGCCGCCTGCTTGTCTGCATTCTGCTTGTCGGTTTCGCTATTCCGCTTGTCGTTTTCCGCATTCTGCTTGTCGGTCGCGCTCTTCGCAGCAGCGGCCTCGCGATCGCGCGCCTCGCGCGCCTCGCGCGCCTGCCTATCGAGGTTCTCCTTGGCCTTGACCTCGCGCGCCTTCATCTCTTCCGGGGTGGCCTGCTTGTTGTCTTCCATGGGCATGGTGCATTACTCCTTGTGATTTTCGAGGTGGCGGTGTTTCAATCCGCCAACCCCGTTAGACTTGGCGATTAAGTGGTTGACTTATCAGGGAATGGAGTCCGCCACACAAGTCACCCACTCGGGCCTCACGTACAAAAATCCGTACAACACATCAAGCCGGGTGATAAACTGATCGGTCGTGATGTTGTACGCGGTCACCATGCGGATCGCGATGCCATCAAAGGCCTCGCGGTGGGCTTCGTGCACGCCGCCGGGCAGTTCGAGGTCGGCCGTGGCCATCGTGATGGCCTCGGGCGCGTACGCGAGGTTCTTGCGGTACGTCGCGTTTGCATTCACGACGAACAGCATCGCGGCCGCGTTCGCCGGACTGACGGTGACGGTCTGGTACTGCTGTGCGAGCCCGCCGACCGACGGGATGATCGCGGGATAGATCGGGATCGAGGTTCCGCCCGAGGCGACTGGGGCCGTCACGGTGAACTGGCGCAGTACGCCAGTGCTCGCCTTTGTGATGCGGTTGACCTGGAAGACGCCGGCGAAGGTGATGAAGTCTCCCTGGTTTATCGTTCCGACGATTGCGCCGGTGACGACGGAGGTGCCCGTCTGGCCTGCGCCGCTGACGGTAGCAGCGCCATTGTACGATCCCACCGTGTGAGCAATCGCGGTCTGGTCCATGAACCAGTCGAAGCCCAGCGCCTGCTGCATCGTGCCGGTGCGGTACTGGCGCGACAGCTCCGGCTGCGGGTTGAAGAGGCCGGCGAGAGCGCCGACGATCTTGGCCTCGGTGTCCGGCGTGTTGACGACCTTGCGGTTGCCGAGCGGCGCCGAGTTGCGGTTCAGGTTCGCGTTGGCATTGAGATACGTCTGCGCGGTCGGACTCAGGACATTATTGCCAGCGTCCACGTTCGCGACGTAATTGCAGACGCCGCCCTCGGAACCGACCATGACCGTGTTCGCGACGGCGCCGGCAATGATGTTGATGGCCGGCGCGAGAATGCGCTTGGCAAAGTCGTCCAAACTCATGGTGCGGTCGACAGACGAAAACGACAGGTCGACGCCCTGCTGGGTCGCCAATACCATCGTGGTCGACTGTTCGGATGTGTCTTGTATGCTCGCCGCAGCACCGGTGCGGGGCGTGAAGTCGTTCGGCAGGCGGATACGTAGTGCGGTGCCGATCTTCGCGCCCGTTTGGGCGAAAGAGTCCCTTTATGTTCGACGACAATCGCTAATTGCCGTCCGCCTTTCGGCAGCCCCGCCTTTCGTGCGGGGAGCGGGCTATATCATCATTCAGATATGAGACCACATGACCTTGTGCTTGATGGCCCACACCAACCGTTGATTCACGCCGTACTGTCTGGCGATGGCCCGTTGCGAGCCGATGGCAGTACGAATTTCCAAAACTTGCGTGTCGGTCAGCTTGGAATTGCCATTGGTGGCGCCTTTCAAACGAGAGGCTCGCCCTTTGGCAACTTTGTCTGCAATGTTGTCGTCATTGGTTCCAAGGAAGAGATGATCTTGATTGACGCATCTCCGATTGTCGCATCGGTGGAGAACTTGCTCGCCATCTGGAATTGGACCGACCAACATCTCCCACACCAACCGATGCGCGAGCGCCAGCTTTCCATTCCTGATTTGACCGTATCCAGCGGTGTCGACCGATGCTGTCCACTCGTGGCAGCAAGTGCCATTGTAAAATGTGGACGTGACTTTGTTTACCTTGGACCAAAAGCGACGATTGAGGTCTTTCGTGATCATCTGAAGCCGCCTCTTTCGGCACCGCTTGGTGCCTACTCCCTTCCGGGATAGTCTCTGAACCTCGACCTCCGATCAAGAGGACTTCGGCTGCTGATTGCCCAATCCACCGACTTTTCAGACCGTCACGCTTGCCGTTGCCGGCTACGTTGTGGTGTCGAAGGCTCTAAGGGGTTTCCAGCAATTAAGGCGGTTTTACTACGACTGGTCGTTACCGATCGTATTGCATATCGACGTTCTGGATAAACGCATTACTGTTTTTCCAGAGTCTGACAGCTTCGCGCGTGATCATGTTGATGGTTAGGAGTTGATTCGCCACGGAAGTTTTCCTTTATGGCCGTGCGCGTGCCTCCGCAGCGCGCAATGGTTCGGCGCTCATCGCGTCATGCGGTGAACGGGTGGCCGTCAGAAGAATTAGGGACCGCGGTAACCGCGGCGCATCTGAACGGGGTTTTCTCGGGGTTTCGACTCGGTCCGAGGCGAGCGCATTGGCATTTGACCCCGCCAAAGAGGGGCGCAGCGGCTTTGCCCGGCCGCAGTGCGGGTATGTAAATTTAAATCCGCACGCCCCGGCGCTTGAGGTCTTCCTCGCGCGTGCGCACCCAGTCCGCCATTGTGGTGTCCTTGCTGGTCAGGTCGGCTGACCCTGCATTACCACGACCGCCCATTTCGCCGGGCGGCTCGCCGACCTTCGAGATCGCCGGCTTCTTGACCGTGGTGGCGAGCGCCGCGACCATGGCGCCCATGCGGGCGGGCGTGGCGGCGTAGAGCTTCTCGATGACCGCCGGCTTCGAGGCGATCTCCATCAGGACTGCCGCCGCATCGTCGCCCAGCTCGAACACGGCCTCGGCGAGTTCGGGCTTGATGCCGTCGAAAATCTTGAAATTGGATAGCGCCTTGGTAACCTTGGACTGGCCGAATTCGGCGACGGCCCTTTCATAGATTTCATCGCCGCGGGCCGAAATATCCGCCGCTGCGCGCTCGGCCGCGGCCTGCTTGGCGATGGCGGCGCGGCCCTCTTCGGAATTGAGGATATCATTGATCGATCGCTCCTCGATCACCGGGCGGAAGGGCGGCGGGCGCCGAGCGGGCTGGGGCGGCGGCGCGTCATCGGCATTGGGAGTGGGAAGATCGCCGGCTTTCGGCGCGCGAGCGAGGAGCTCGTGAGCCGCCTGCAGTTCGCGCTCTGCATTTTCGGCGCGGGTGCGCTCCCTGGCGGCCAAGGCCGCGGCTTCCGTGTTCTTGCGCGTCAGCTCCGCAAAGCGGTCGTTGACGACGTCGTCGCGGGAGCGCTCTTTCGGTGGCTTTTCCTTGGCCGCGGCATCGCCTGCAGGGGGATTGTCGGCGGGCGCCTTGCCCAGTTGCTGACCGCCCGCCGACTGGTCCACGGCATCATCGCCGGGAGCGCCTTCGTTGTCCTTGTCGAACACGTGAGACAGGAAATAGTTACGCATCGGTTCCGAGCCTCTTCAAGAGTTGGTGGCACTTCTTTCGTTTCAGATGCTGCGCTATGTCTTTTTGCGCTATTTCACGCTGTACCTTCCGCAAGACATCGACCCAGTCTTTCTTGGTCATGGGAAGGTTCTTCGCGTTCCTCTTCATGGTCGCCCCTCGTTGCGAACAGAACGTCTGCGCGCATAAAGATATCTCCAGTACCGAAAACGGCGAGCATTCTGATCGATATTTCATTTTCATCGATGCGATTGGCGATGACGCTTCCTCGCGTGGACTGCAGCGGGCGCTGCAGCGGGAGCGTAAGCAGTGCAAACGATATGCACTTGCCGTTGGCGATATCGGCGACGGCATCGGCCAACCAGACGGCATTGACTTTCGGGTCCGCGCCGATGTCAACGTGCAATTGTCTATAGGTGGGCTTGTCGGTGAGCGTCGTGACCTGCATGCGACATGGCCAGACTTTGACTGCGCGCGCCGACAATTGCGCCCGGAAGGCTTCGGAGAATTCCGTGAGCGGAAGTTTTACCGCGTTCTGTCCTACGATCATGGTTGCCCCTTGCTCGATGTTTTCGAGGCGCGACCCATGCTGCGCGCTCCGCCCTCGGATGACCCGCCCTTGCTGGCGGCCTTGGGTGGATTCGTGTTCGTCCGCTTGTCGGGCGAGGAGCCGCTCGATCGCGTGGTCGCTCCCGCCGCGTGATCGGCGACCCTAGCCAGCGTCATCATCTGCTCGGTGGCGAGCTTCTGAACGTCGCGCAGCGCGTTGGGATCGGCCGCCAGCTTGTGATAGGCCGAGCAGGTGCGCAGGTTTTCCTCTGCCCGATAGCGGCGCTCTTCCGCGGTTTGCGTCGGCGAGCGTTGCGCGGACTCGGGGCTCTTGATGCCGCCGGTCGCCTTATCGAGCTTGCCCATTGATCACCTCTTCTCGAAGTCTTCGACGATCGCCATGTGGATACGTTCTTTCATCAGCTCCGAGGTGCCGGACTTGGCGTCGAGCATCGCGATCAGCTGCGTGCGGGCCGCCTTGTAGAAGCGAGGCCACATGATGATGCGGTGAACTTGTGAATCCGGCCAGAGCACGCGGTATGTCATCCGCCAGCCATCGGGCCAGTCTTTCTTGGCCAAGTGCATCGTGACGCCGTTGAAAGTCGTTTGCTCCTCGACGGTCAGCAAATCTTTCTCGACCAGCAGCCACGGGGTTTCCCAAACCTGATCGGCTATTTCTTTGGCGAGCGAGCGGATGGTGCGCTCGGTCCGGAGGGGCCGGAGCGTTCGGGCGGCGATGCGAGCCACTTCCCTGGCGGCGACGACGTCCTTCTGCTGTAGCGACATTTGATGCGACGTCGGCGACGTTTAGCGCGCCGCTCCCTGTCTTCGTCTTCATTGCTCGGCAAGAGCGTTCATTTCACCATCGGCCCTTGCTGGCCGCTCAGCCGGCCCGCTTCGTTACGATCCACCACGCGGCCCTTGCTGGTCATGAATCCGCCCGGCACGTCCTCATCCAGATGGCCCCACACGTCATCGCGGTCGACGCCGTAGGCAGCGGCCGCCTTATCGCGCGCAAGCAGGTGATTGGAGGCCGTGAAAATCTGCCCGTCCTTGCCGACGACGGCTGCGCCAATGACTTTCTCCGGCTCGCCTTTCTTTGTTTCAAGCGACTTGAACCCGATACGCTCGCCGCCCGGCGAGGTCGCGGCCGGAGCCGCAGGTTCTTTCGCCTTTGCCGCGAGCCGTTCCCGCAGACGCGCCTGATACGCGTCCGACCTGGCTCTCGCGGCCGCCAGCTCCTCGTCCGTCAGGACGGGCCGCTTGGCCCCGGCAGCTTCGCCTCGCTGAGCGCCAGACGATTGGAAGTCTATTCTTCCGGAGGCCTCGAATGGGTTGTGATCGACTGGGGTCAATTTCCCGCCGGCCATTCCAGCCGCCCCGCGCTCGGCCATCGGCATCCCTCCCGTCATCACGAGATTAGCTACCGCATGGGCACGCTGCATGGCCTCCGGCGTGGGCATTCCCGTATCTGGGTCCGTCACCTGCATCGCGCCCGTAAGCGCATCCCTGGGCGCCGTAAGGGCGCTCACGGCCTTGTCCCAGTAATGCTTGGCGACCGCCTTACCGAAGTCGACGGCCGGCGCGGCCGGGTTTGGCGGCTCGGCGGCGTGCGTCTGCGCGTCGGCCCACGGGTCATGCTCGACGGGGGTCAGGTCGTAACTTGGCATTGGCTTCACCCCGCCGCAAAGAACCTGCAAAAACTTCCCCTGGTTTAGGCAGTCAGTTCATCAGGCATGCATGTCCACCCGCATGTATTTCCCCTCTCGGCCCGGCCGCGCGTCCGGCAGGTAATGCTGCCCGTCTGGCGCCTGCCGCGCGCCCAGCTGCGCGGGGTGCATGATATCGCCCTGGATTGCGCGGCCGCCGGCGGCCTGTCCTTGGCCTCCTGGCGCGGCTGGCGAGCCGTTCTCGCCGGCCGTCGGCGGCTGGTCGTTCGAGCCCTGATAGAGCTGGTCGAGCTGCGCGGACCGTTCCTGCAACATGACCTCGTGCCACATCTGGGCCGCGTCCTTGGGGTTGACCATCATCTTGGCGAGCGTATCGATGCGCTTGGTGATGGCGTTGTAACCCTCGACGTCGCGCTTTTCCTCGCGGGTGCGGGTGCGCAGCTTCTCCTCGGCGATCTTCTGGGACAAGTCCTTGGCGACGCCCATCAGCTGCGCGTTCTGCTGCGTGAGCTGCTGCTCGGCCGCCGTCGGGCCCTCCCCCAGGATATTCGCCGGGATCATGCGCCGTAGCCGCTCGGCCGCCTCTTCGGCATGCGGGAAGTCCGCGTTCGCGAAATACAGGTCGCCGAGGACGTTCGTGAGTTCCTTGTTCGCGGAAATGATCTGGGTGAAGGCTTCGAACGCTTCCTGGCGCTGGGTCGCATAGCTCGGCCCCATGTCGGCCTCGACGGAGTAACGTCCGACGCATGGGTTGAAGATCGACTTGATTGCCTCATCGGTGCGCAGATCGCTCTGGATCGAGTGCGCCTCGGGGTGCTGCGGATCGATTGTAACCTCGTGCTGGCGATTGTCGCGCGCGAGGATCAGCTTGACCCGCTTGGTGTCGTACACCTTGGGGATGAGGTCGACGATGATGCGGCCGACCGCCCGGATGGCGACGCCTTGGTTGTCGATGAAATGATACGTGGCGTTGTCGCCCTGGCGCTGTCTCTCCGAAATCGCCTTCCCTGACTTGGCGTTTTCGTTCTGCCCCATCTGCGCCTGGTACTGGCCGGACGCATACATCAATTCGTTGCCCGAAATCTCCATGCCCTTGAGGTAGGCATCGGAGAATTCCGGCGGCTTCATCCGCTGCGGCGCGTCGATCGGATTGCCGTCGTCGTCGATCGCGTTGTAGGGCAGGTACGAATGGTTGATGCGATTGGCTGTCTGCCAGTAAGACTCGTACCCCTCGATCGCCTGCACCGGCACGATCCATGGCGTCTTGCTCTGCAGCGCGATGTGCTCGACCGCGGCCGAAGACCAGTAGTTGTAGATGCGCTGCGCGTCTTTGAGATTTCGCGTGTGGCCCTTGCGGTCAAGCTTGCCGTCTATCTTCGTCTCTTCGCCGATCACGCGGACGATCGGGATGTACTTTCCTTTCCAGTCCTTCCGATCCACCACCGTCTTGCCGACGATGCGGAACCACTCGACGTCCTGCGTCACGATCGGTCGCGTGCGCGTGCCAGGCAGGTTTAGAAGCTGATCGACCGTATCGTTGTCGTCCTTGAACAGCCTCTTGATGACGCTCAGACGCTCGTAGATGACCGATTGTCCGTCGGGCGTAGACACCGACCGCTCTAGAGCTACCAGCTTGTCTTTTTTCTCGGAGCGACGCCAGTAATCGCACATCCGCACGTGATCGCGCGAGAGCCAGTTGTCTCCGGACCCCACCGTGCTCGTTGCCGCGATGTCCTTGTACTGCGGGTAATTCGAGTTGAACCGGTCGGTCGGCCAGTCCTCGAACATGAAGCCATAACGCGCGTCCGACCCGTCGCGCTCGCAGATGTCGCGATCGAGGTAGATCGAAAGCGGGTCGGTGACCGCGCGAATGTATATTTCCTGATCGAAGGTTCGCTCGTTGACGTAATCGGTGGCGACGCGCAGGTAGCCGATGCCGGCCTTGACTTGGAATTCCGTCGCGATGTCGTAGGCTACGGACGCATTCGATTGCCGCTCGATGTCCCGCACGATAGACTGATAAGTCTGCGCGGACCGAAACGACGCGCCTTCGCCCGTCGGCTTGACGTTGATCTGCGGCTTGTTCTGCTTGGCATCGTTGATGATCTGCAGGTTGTGTTGCCGCGTCTTGTTGATCGTGAGCGCCGGCCGCTGGTCGATGTCGCGGTTGCGGCGCATGTGGTTGGGCCACTGGAACCCATTGTCGGGGTCGGCGTCGGCAAATTTCAAGTCTTCCAGGAACAAACGCCGGGAGTCCTTCTCCCATTCCTCGCACAGATGAAATCGCTCCTCGGCCTCCTTGTAGACCGCCTCCATCTCGGTGGGCTGGCGTTTCGGGGCATTGCCGTCCGGCCCGTGCGACGGCCGGCGCGTCGGGTCGAGCCGGTCGGCTTCGCGGTGGTGGATCGTTCCACCGTAATTGCGCAGCCCCATGCCGGCCGCGCCGGCTCCGCCGATGAGGGCGCGTCGTGATGTATTGCGTGCACCGGAGAGCGGCGAGCGCGCACGGTTCGGCATTCAATTCGACCTCACTCGCGCCTGACGATCATCGCATCCATCCCTGTCCCAAGCCATCGGCCGGCACGAACGGCCCGAAATCGGCGTGCGCGAGTTCTTCCCTGCGCAGCGCTTCTGCCTCGGCCATCTCGTCCGGCTTGGGCTTGCGGTCGAGGTGTTTCACGCTGACCGCAAACCCGCAGAACGCCGAGGCGCCGTGCGAATTGACGTCATGCTTCGGAGTGCGATCGCGCTCCTTGGTGTCCGCGTTCACGTCGTACCGATAACGCCGCAACCGCTCCAGTCCTTGCTCCGTCTTGGCCTCGTCGAAATAGCAGAGCGGAAACAGTTGACGCGCGTAGCTGATCTGCACCACGTGCTTCAGGTTCGGCATGACCTTGACGCGCCGCTTGAGATCGCGGATTTGCCTGGCGATCGAGATGCCCTTGGCGGACTGGAGCGCCTGCGCCCCGTCATGGGGCAGATGGTGCCAGCCGTAGGTATACCCGCGCTTGTCAAGCTCCTTGATCCACTCGGGCGCGTCCATCTGCGGGCCTTCGATGTAGTCTATCAGGTGGTATTCAAAGCCGACCTTTTGCACCATCCAGATCGCGGTGAGATCGTGCCAGCCTAAATCCCAGAACGTATGTACCTGCGTCCGCGGGTCGTAGGGAACCTTGCAAATGCGCCCGGCCAATGTCGCATCACGCAGCTCCTTGGCGAAGATGGCGCCCTCCATCGCGGCGCGGCACTTGCCTTCCCATACGTTCAGATAGCCGTCGGGGTCCGTCGCTTGCATATGCAGCCTGTCGGCCTCCTGGCGCTCGCTGAACCAAGGATTATCACGCCAGCTGATCTCGACCACGATCGCGCCGGGCGGCGGATTGAGCACCATGCGCCGGTAGGTCTCATCGCTCGCCAGAACCGGATTGAATGTCACCCACAGTTCGGCATCGGGCTTGCGCAGCGTGGGGATGACGACATCCCATGAGTGCTTGGTAATCGCGTCGCCTTCCTCGATCCATATGATGTCCAGGCCCTCCGTGCTCTTGACCGAACGGACGTTGTTCCGGTTCCCCTGCAGGCCCTTGAACAGCAACTCGGTGCCGATGTGGCCGGTGATCGACGACTCGTTGATCTCGTAGGCATCCTCGATTCCGAGCAGCGAAATCTGGTCGACGAGCAGACGGTGCACCGAGTCCGCGAGCGAGTTCTGAATTTCACGGGCGCAAAGGATGCGCAGCTTCTTGCGCATTCCCAACAGGAGCAACGCGCGCGCGAAGCCCCAGCTCTTGGCCGCGCCGCGGCCGCCATATGCTATTTTGTACGGCGCGGGGCGGAAGAGGAAAGCTAGCTTGGCTGGAAATTGCGCTCGCGCATCTAGCACACGGCCCTACCAGTTCCCGAACGTCGTCACGTTTCCGAACCCCGCTTTGTACGTGTAGGTGCTTGCCCCGAAGTTGACTGTTGCGGTAAGTGCAGTCGAGCCCGCACTGGAACCATTTAGACGCGCGGCAAAGAAGTATGGACCGCCGACACCTGAGACTGAGAACCCGCCAACTCCGGTATCGGGGTTTGCCGTCGCGCTGTTATTCCAGAGTCCGCCGTTCAGCGAGAACCAGAACAGCTCTGCGCCGGCATCGAATGCCACGCTGATGACCGGAGCAGCTCCCCACGTACCGGCACCGGTTCCTTGGGCGACTGAGTTGACGTAGAAGATTCCGCTATCCCCGAACACCCCGCCGCTATTGGAGTCGACGGTGAACCCCAGGTAACCGGACATGCTCTCGGAACTGTTCTGCACTCCAACGTTATAGTTTCCTGGCAGGTTCACGCCACTGTCCGTAAAGGCAACCTCGGCGTAGTACTTGCCCGTCGAGTGGCTGACTACGGACCGCGCACCAACATAGCTTGCCGTATTCGTGCTGATGGTTGCGGTCACATTTCCGTTGGACAGCGAGACATTTGTTCCCAAGTTCGCCGGGTCGAATGTCGTCGTGGCTATCTGATAGGTGAACTGGTCGGCGGCGCTGGTGACACTCGTTCCTTGCGGCGTCGTCACCGTAACGTCCACGATGCCAGTACCAGCTGGAGTAGACGCCACCGCGATCGTGTTGTCGCTGGTTACCGAGAACGAAGCGGATGCAGCCCCGAAGTGTACCGCCGTCGCCCCCGTGAACGCATTTCCGCTGATCGTCACGGCCGTTCCGCCGGCCAAGACGCCAGAGGTCGGGGAGAGCCCGGAAACGGTCGGCGCGGGCAACCTGACAGTGCCGCCCCATATCCGAAAGAAGTCGTAGTGAACCGGCCATGAAAGGCCAGCGCTTATGATCATGAAAGCTTTTTGCGTCTGCAGTGCGCTAAACTGTCCGGTCGCGGCGAATTGTACATCCTGCGCCGGCAGATAGACATTGTTCAAAAAAAACTTAACTACTCCTACCCCGCCATTGTCGGCGGGCAGCAATACAAGTGCACCGAATACATTCTGATTGGTATAGGTTGGAGACCCTGAGAAAGAGTTGTAGTTTGGGTTTACAGTCGATGACGCCGTAGATGCCGTAGTGGTCCAATCATGCAAGGCAAAATACGGGTGTATGACGTCGGCAACAGTACTCCCGCACTCGCAGATATCCAGCTCTGTATATGTAGTTGCGAGTCCCGTGGCAAAGTTAATGCCTACTGTCCACCCTATCGGGTCGCGCACGCTTTGTGGTGGCGTCCCGCTATCGTTTGATAGTGTCGGGTCAAACGCCATAGAGAACTCGTAGTACAGGCTCTGCGCCCCGAATACACTCCCTACATACCCGGTCCCGTTAGAGCAGGCCGTACTGAGGACAACATCGTTCCCGACGTTATCACTCGCCAACGTGACAACGGAACCGCTCTGTGAGATCACACCCGGTGACGTGGCCGCAGCAGACTGCCAGTAACTCCACGGGAAAGCACCTGTATCTACGATATGCGGCCACGCCTGCTTCAAGTACCAGTTGAACCCAGGCGCCCCTGTGTTCGCCATATCGATTGTGGACGTCGTTGTAAAGTCATCGGCGAACAAGCTGGTAGTGAGGCCGTAAGCCTGTGCGGGGGGAGGCACGGGTGGCCCGCTGGACGACTTGGAGGAAATTCCCCCATCGAACAGATTTCCGATGCCGCCGCCAGATTGAGGTGTGATCGAGCCGGAAAGGCCATCGCCACGCAGTCGCGATGGAAGCAAGAGCGCCGCCGTGGTTGCGAGTAGTAGCGTTCTCCTATTGGGTGTCGACATATACCGAGTCGCCGGTAGTGGCGCATGTCACATAGATGGCGTCGGACGGTACCAGCGGAAAATACCGCGTCCAGGCCAGCCCTGGGGTGAGCACGATCGAGGCCTTGGCTGCGGTAAGAGCGCTGTTTCCGGTTACGATGCTGGTCGACGACGTTGTCGTGGTGCCGGCTACGATCGTGACGTTGCTTCCGAAAATGAGATAGCAGACGTCCGTCCCCGAGGCCTGATTGTTCTGCACCGTAATCGATTGCCGGACCGTCGTGGTTCCGGCAAGCGCGGGTAGTAACAGCTGATAGGTAAGGCCAGTCGTAATATTCGCCGCCCCGTTGACCGTTTGGCGATACTGCGCGACGCCCTGGACGGGCGCGCCAGTTACAGGAGTCTGGCCGCGGGCGGCCCAAAGAAGGGCGCACATAAGCACCACGCTCAACATCATCTTGATGCCGATCGGGGTCATCGCCGCGTACAGCGCGTCCGCGATTCTTCTAAGCATTACAGTCTCCTATCCCCAGGCCGAAAAGCCGGAGGCGGGTGAATAGGTTTGGCTTGCCGCGGTGGCCTGCAACACCCACGTGCCATCGGCATTGGGGGTGGAGGCAGTCATTCCTGGAAACAACGCGCCAACCGTGGCCGGGGTAAAGGTGATCTGCGCTGGATCGGTAGTCGGGTTTGGTGCGGCCCCTGTTCCGATGTTCAGGTTATTCCTGGCGAGCCATACCTTCCCCGCCGTAAAGTCCGTCAAAATCCCGATTACGTCGTTCAATGCAGGGTTAGCCACCGGCATCGTACCGGCTCCCGACGTAAAGCCGCCTGATGCGTTTAAATTATTAACCATATCGAAGTAGCCGCCGCAGCTGCTATCGTAAGTTCCGGTCATACTACCGCCGCCTAGATAATTTGAAGACGTATTATAATACGCGTAACCGGCAAGACCAAATGCGTAGTTGGGGTCACTTCCGGATGCCGTGCACCTGAACTCGATGTAGAGCTTGCCGGCAAAGCGGGCCGTCGACGCACGTATGGTTGCCCAAAAACCTACGCCGTCTGCAACAACACGAGCGCTTAAATTTTGATTAGATATGGTAAACAGATTCCCGCCCGTACTGTTATCGTAGCTGCTCCAAGCGGTAAGAGAGCGCCCCGGGGCAAAAATGGCAGCGATGTCGCTGGCAACGATGGTCATCCCGGCGATGTTCGGGTGGATCGCGAATGTCTGCTCGTAAAACTCGGGGTTGGTGTTCTGGTTCGCCTGACCGATATTGGGATCGAGATCGAGACGCGCCAGCTTGTAGCCGTATGTCGATGCGCCGGAGACCAGCGAGGCGTTGTATGGAGTGCGCGCGGCCTCTACCGCGGAACCGCGGGGTAGCATAGTGCAGACGATGATGCGTGCCGCCGGCCATCCCGCCGCAAGGCGCGCAGCAATATAAGTCTGGAACGAGGCATATGCCTGTGCGGCCGTGTCGCCGTAGGTGATGTCGTTCGTCCCCGCGAACAGGATCAACCATGGCGAATTGGGGGCGTTGAGAAGCGGATCGACCTGGGTTGCAGCTAGGCTGATCAAGTTCGGGGTCGTCTTGGCCCCACTCGTATTCCAGGCCCAACCGATGGATGCCGTCGCCTCGTTCGAGGCCGTCACGGCCAACCCGTCGCCGATCATCTGCGGCCAAGGATACGGAGAAACTGCGATGCCTGACGTGATGCTGTCGCCGACCGCGACGATGTTCAGCGACGAGTTGACGAAAGAAGCAGAGACGCTTGAGATGCCCCCATCGAACGCGTTTCCGATGCCACCGCCCAGCTGAGGCGAGATCGAGCTGGAGAGGCCAGCGCCACGCAATCGCGATGGAAGCAAGAGCGCCGGAGCGGCGAGGACTAGCGATCTCCTACTCGGCCCCACACTCGGCCCCACACTTGGCCCCACACTTGGCCCCCCACTTGGCCCCCCACTTGGCCCCCCACTCGACATTCATATACCGAAGACCGCACGCGTCGCGGTGTCGCCTCCGACCACGACGCCGTTCGGGCTTGTGAGATGCAGGTGGCCGTAGTAATCGATCGAGGCGACGGTTCCCGTCCCCATCGCGTTGATGATGTTAACGACGTCGATTAGCTGGAGATACCGCAGATTCAGCACCGGCGTGGAGATGCCATTGATCTTTAGCGTGGCCGGGGCAGGCACCGCGATGTTGGTCGCCGGCGCGCCGGCAGCGGCCGGCGACATGGTCGTTGCGCCGACGGGCTCCCTGAGCGGGAGCTGCGAGGAGACATTCGATCCATTTACGCTAGGCATGGTCGGGAGACTCCGATTACGTGGTCAAGTCATGGGAGGTCAAGTCATGGGAGGGGCGGCCGATTCCGGCGGGCCGCCCCTCGTGATCCCTGGCGCGCGCTGGGAAGGCACGGGGAACGCGCCTGGGACCAAGCGATCAGAGGCCGGTCCATGCCCAGATGATGCCGGTGCCTGCGTTGTCAGCCAGATAGTCGGCCGAGCCCGCCGCTGGCACGGTGCCGGCGACGCAATCGACGAGCACACCCTCGTTGCTGGGGGCGTTGCCGGTGACTAGCGTCGAGGTCCGCAACGTGGTGCATGCGCCGAGCGTCGAGCCGGCGGTGGTCGTCGCGGTGGCGAAGCCGGTCGCGTAGCTCATGGTCGGCACCTTGTACATGGCCACCGGAAATTTCAGGCCGCAGATGGCCAAGGTGGTGGTCGAGGCCATGCACATAGCCCGCGTGGTCGTCGCGGCACCTTCCTTGAGCGCATAAATGTAGTATTGGGCCTCAAGGTTCTCCTGCGCCTTCGCGCGGAACTCGAACAGCGAGGCCGCAGGGGCCTTTTCGAGCTGCGCTCCCGTCCAGGCGAATCCGTCGGTGGCCGCCGTGACGCCCACGGTATTCGCGGTCGGGGTGAAGCATAGGCCGACGCCGACCTCCGTTACGGGCAGCGAGGCGCCGACGGTCGCCGGGATCGCGGTCGTGGTCGAGAACCGCGCGAATGTGGTCGTGAGCAGGATCGGGGTGTTAACCACCGTGGCGATGCTCGTCCACGCGGGCGTGATGGCCGGGGAGGCCGTCCACGACGCGTTGAGGCCCTGATCTGTGCCGCTGCCGGCGATGATGACCAGATTGGCCACGTTGCCGTTGTCGGCAGTCAGGGTGGCGAGGGCCGCCACATAGGCTGACAACGTTACGGTCTGGCCGGCGAGCTGGGCCGCCTGGACGGTCGGCACCGCGCTCCACACGCAAATGGGCTGCGTCAGCGACCCCGAGGCCCTATTGACCTTCATGACGTTCGTAAAGCCAGCCGGCGGGGCTGGCGCGGTGGTCACGATCGCCGTGTTCCCGGCGCCGGAGCCCACGTTCGCATCGCACATCCAACGGTCTGCCGACAGAGCTGCGGTGGTTGCCGCCGAGGTGGTGGCGCAGGTCACCGTCGCGGTGCCTTGGGTGTTGGTGATGTTGAGCGCACCGTTGCCGAGGAAATTGCGCGGCGAGCCCCAGGTGGTGCCGGCGATCACGCTAGGCGGCATTGTCACGGTCTGGGGGAAAACGCCCCCTGCCAGGCCGGTATCGGCTGGGACGACCTCCGTACCGGTCGGGAACTGGTATTGGGGAATGCCGACCTGCGGCAGGCCAGGATAATCGCCAGCTGCCCGGAGGAGGCCGGGGGCATTGATGATGAGCGCCGCTGCGGTGAAGGCAACAAGCAGCGCGCCCGCGAGACGTGCAAACTTCATGTTAGACTCCTTGTGGGGGTTGCCGTTGTGCGGCGTGGGTGGCGAGATCAGGGGCGCTCGCCGTCGCCATTTCGCGCTTAAGTATTTGATCTGGTTGACTTAAGCCGTGTTAAATTGAGCCGAGTGCTGGTCGGAAGTCCAGCACTCGGCCCAAAGGCGGGTCGTAATTGGTTATGTTCATCTGACGGCGGCGGCGCGCGCATTCGCGGTCGCCGTTCGGTTTGTACGACTTGCCGGGGCGGGGCTCATATCCCTGATATTGCGCATCCACGCCGCGCCAGACGCCTTTGACCTTGCCGCGCAAGGCCGCGTTACGCCTCTCAGCTCGCGATGCCATGTCAGTACCACCGGCCGCGGCCGTAGAATCCGCCGCCGAGCAGCAGCACGATCAGAACCACGACTAGAACACGCGCACGCGCGCGCGATACGTCGATAACAAATGGAGCGGCACGAGCGGCACGCGATCAGTAGTCAGTCATCTTGCGACCGCCCACCGTCGGTGCAGACTTGCCGCGGGCGACCT